CGAGATCTACACTCTTTCCCTACACGACGCTCTTCCGATCTACCTGTCTCAAATGTGCAACTTAATTGATTTTGCATAATTCTATGTATTTGATAATTAGCATCGTCCAATTTAGTTCGCCCTAATTTTAAACCAATCACAACATCTGAGTTTTTGTCAGCTGAAAAAGTATACGTTGCATTATCAGTATGGCATTCATTATTTATTTTTGTAATATTTGACCATGTAGATGTTGAAGTACCCGTCACAGATATACTTCCATCCGCATTCATTGTGGGCAAAAGACCATTTGTAGCTCCGTGTACATTGAGTTCGGATAATTTCAGTAAATTCTTCCCCATGGTACTTTTCTGCTCGCTCTTTCCATACAGAACCATATCCATGATTTTGCCATTATCGGAATCAGTGATGTGCGTTTCACCCTGATTCGATGCATAGAACTTTGTAATTTTGTTAGATAAATCTTCCTTTAGCTTACCAATTTCTTTCTTTAGCGGGCCAAGGTCTTCTGTTGTTCCCCTACGTTCTGAGAGTATATACGCCTCATCTCCCGTTAAGCCGCTTTTTCTCATGCTCTACACCTCCCTAAAGTAAAAACCACTTGCTATCAGGGGCATAAAAGCCATATAATTCCCCCGTGTCTACGCATAACGCCGTCGAACCACTTGCAACATAATGAGGTAATTTGTCTACTTCAGAAGACTTCCCCCAGTAATACCGCTTACTTCCGTCCGTATCTATGCAATCCCAGCTGCCTAAATCGTGTATAACATCTCCTTTGCGGTATGTCTGTCCATCAATAATTATTGTTCCACTAGCTATCATGCTTTCGCCTCCTTATGCATAAATTGTATCAGATATCCTCTGCATCTTCGTAATCTGGAAGTGTTTTGAGATACTTATAAGCATCTTCAATAGTCATATTCTCTTCATACTCTTTCTCATATGTAACAGCGGCTCTGTACGGTCTGTCACCGTTGCTTTCCATAGCTCTACCAATCTCATCTACATAAGATACTACAGCTATTGAATCATGACTGTTGATTGTAGACTGAATATATAATATTCTGTGATAATTAGTAACTACGCCGTCGCTTTGACGAATTTCTTTTTTTAAAGCCAATTTTATTCCTCCTATGAGAATGTTATCTTAATATTAGCATAGATGCCGCAAGGGCTATTGTTTGTAACATCTGTGGTATTTGGCATTGTTGCAAATACATGGATGCAGCCTCCACTAAGCGTTGAGTGTACAGTATATTTGCTAGGTTTGACATATTTTGTTGATGAGCCACCATACAAATACTTATTATTTTGTCGGACCATAAGCCCTTCCACACTTGTTACTGTTACCGTCGGGTTCCCAATTATTGGTTTTGATAATGGAATTATAAAAATGACATCCTTGCCGGAACTCGTAATATATCCAGCAGTACCAAAAGTTGCACTGATCGAATCGCCAGCGCAAAAATATGGTCTCCAAGTCCCTAAATAGGTGGATAAATATATTCTCCCTGCATCCAACTTTATTACGTCTGAAGACACAATCTTTGTATTAGAGTTATCAGCATATATCCCATTTCCAATGCTTTCGTACAAATCAGTATAGGATGTTCCACTTTTTACAGATAACGAGAGACTCATATTATCTTTTGCACTATCATAATATAATTCAAGCGCAGCCTTACCACCGGCATTAGTATTACCTGCATCTTTTGTTTGCTGTGTTGATACAACAATGTTGTTTCGTGACTTTACAACAGAACCAGTACCACTATAAACAGGGTCTCCATCTTCATTCACTACCTTAATATCTGTAATTCCAAATCGTACAATTTCGCTGTTATTGTTGCGCACACACATTCCATTTGCGTCAAGTAACGCGTTCTGTCCAAGTTCATTGCCTCGCATATCACCGACAACTAATCCAAGTCCTTCGATATATTTCATAAAGTTAGTTGCAACTTTAGCAGCCTCTGATATCTTGTCTTCCTGACTGCTAAAGTTTTCCTCGGTAACATCTTTAAAGTTCTCGTAGGATTTCTTTACCTTAGTAGCTGTCTTATTCGCTTTAATTGCAACAGAGTCATCCGTAGGTGGTGCTGTAATGTTTCCTGTTAACCATGCTTTTCCGCCGCTGACACGGATTTTTACTGTGTCACCTGTCTTACAATTAATCGCCATCTGTGCGGGGGTTTCATCTGCTCCACCGTCAATGTGGACATATGCCGTTTTTTCGTCAACGCGAAGGACTTTTGCAACCGTGTCGTAAGGCTTTGTTTTGCTTTCTTTCATTGCCGAGGCAATCTCTTTTATGAAATCATTCAATGCTCTCTACCTCTTCCTTTGTCCGGCATCCGTGTTCAAGCGACAAGGTTTGTGATATTATTCTGAATTTTCCAGTAAGGCCATGTCTCGGATAATTTAGAAAGACCACATCGCCTAAAAGAACGTCCTCGAAAAATCGCCGGCTATACTGTATCGTTCTGGCAGGATTCTGCAATTCTTTTAGTTTTCTAACGGCATAAGCCGCTATGTTTTCCCCGGAAGATAATTCAACGCCTGTTTCCGATTTCCACACTTCCCTGCCCCGGCTGACGGTTGATAAATAACTGTCCGGGCTGTCGTCCCGCGCGATGGCTGCGCCGTAATCGTCATGTATTGCCATAAAACAGTTCGGTGTGTCGTACCAATTAAATGTGTCTGTTACATCGCACTCTATGATGTCGTTTGCGTTAATCCCCACTGTAAGACTGCTATTATTATCATTTGCGCAGATAACAATGCTTCCATCGCCAAGTATTCGTATCCGCCAACCAATAGCATCTAAAATATGCAGCGCCATTGTGAGCCTTGTTTCCCCATCTTCCGCAACGATATTATCTGTAGTTATCGGCGATGTTCCTTCGACATACACAGGGGCGGGGATGCAATCATTAAGCAGATTTTTAATCTGTTTTGCTCCGCTACCGGCTGGTGCATAATAGCCACGCGGCAGGATTACATCATCTGCCGGCTTGAGAACGGAATAACAGTCAATATTGTAAGTTTCTCTCACACCATCAAGCTTTCTTTCTGGGAAGGCGGTCAGGCCAGTAAATAGCGCTACTTTTGCTCCCGACCCTCCCTGTTTGGCTTGTAGGTAAATGCGGACCCAACACTCATTGTCTGTTATCTTTTCTGTCATTGTGACGGAGGCAGATTCCCTTAAATCTGACGTGCTGTCCCGGTCAATACTGCCCTCAGTAAATTCAAATTCTTGACGGTCTGTCCACGTCTTAGGGTCAACTGTTGTTAAAATATATCTTGCTGAAAATCCTTTGCTCCAATCCATCACGCCACCTCATTAGGATGCTCTGCGTTCCACTGTTCTTCCGTCACAGCATCCAGTTCTTCCGAATCCACTTTTTTTATCGTTAATGAGAAATCTGTCCTCATTTTATTATCGTGGTCTTTTTTCTCCGACACCTGTATATCGCAGGAAAACGATGAACCATCTGGTGTCCTAACGTGGCATATTCCGGGATACGTTGCGAGCCGCCTCATTTGCTCAATCATCGTTGGTTCTGTTAGTGAGATACTTACTGCATCAATTTTTAAATCACGAGTGACTGCTGGGTTCCAATCGCCTTGCACAGAGCCCCCAAGGTATACCGTCCTCTCAAAATCTTTATCCCACGAATTATCACAGTCAATGTTATACTGGATTTCGATAGATTCACCGTCAAAATCAATGATTGCCTTTTTATATTCGATGGAAAAATCGCTATATAACCATGCAAACGAACTATCTGACGTTATATAGTCACCGTTGGCGGTTTTATTTACAACCAGTATGCCGCCGTACTCATTTAACGCCGGGTACGGGTCAACATATTTCTGGCCATAAACCCCATTTTCCAGAATCAATTCCGCTCTGTCTACACTCATCCGGTATAGGTCAAATGTATCCCCATCAGCATATGTAGTTGGTTTAGCAACGACAATACTCGCTGTTTTGTTGTCTGCAATCGTATTTACAGTGGCCGTTGGTACTTCCGGCTGATGTTTCCACCGTACAACAAACGGTATCTTTTTTTCTGCCACATGGTCATAAATATCTGTAAATGCAATCTGTATGCTGTACCTTGCACCGTCATCCATCTGCCCGATCAGGTCGCTTAAGCCAATAGCGTAGCTGTCTGTTTCGTTGCCAGTAAAACTAGCAATAATTTCATTGGCAAAATGTTGTTCCTTTAATCCGTCCGGGCGCAGAATATAATAATCCTCGTCCCTGACAATCGTTACTTTTGCTGTGCCAGCAGAATCCCCGAAGGAAGGGACTATTGTTAATGGTAGCTGCTCTAAATAATTTGTTGTACCTTCCGATGATTCTGGTACTGTCTGGTCGCTCGTTTCCGTGGTAACATCGCCAGAATTATATGCAGTTGATTCCGAAACAAGATTTGTTGTCACGCTGTTTATCGCAGGTTTTGCAACAATTTCAACAGCCACAGAATCTGACCATGCACCTTCCTTGCCTCCCTGTGCTGTAACCATTGCTTTTAAATAATGGATTTCTCCTACATTCCACAGATTGCTCAAAAGACCACTTGCAGTATAGATTTTATTAATGTTTTCAATAGTTTCCGATAATGTCTCCATGCCGGAAGACATCATTAAAACAACGACGTTTCCATCTTTGCCTTTAACCGGCTCATCGTTAACCGCTTCCGCTATTTTTATGCTAGCTTTGCTGTTTCCGGTGTAGCCAACACTGCAAATAACTGTATCGTCCAGGGCAAGATAATTTTCTGTCGTTGCAAGCGTAGGAGTTGTTGGGGTCTCACTCAGAGATACGGAAACCGTATCAGACCAAGGAGATAACACTTCCTCATCCCCGGACGTATCCCGCAATCTTACGCGGAAATAATATGTTTTTGCCGATTCTAGGGACCCGATATGCCACGTGGTTTCCCTGTCCTCCACGTCATAAGTAGTTGGGGCTTCCGTACTAATCCATGCGTCCTCGTGGTCTGCCCACGCAACGGTAGCCGCATCCGCATTTTTCCACGACCAATCCCATGTTAGTTCCACGGTATCAGATGCCACCGCCATTGCAGTTATATTTTTCGGTGGGACTGCAATCTTTCTTGTTTCCGAATAAATCCACCCAGACTGCATGAGGGGGCTAAGTTTGTAGGTGGTGCCAGACGCTCCATTTTGAGGTGTGGAAGTTCCAGTAAAATTTTTGAGCGCAATCTGGTATTCGGTACCGCCGGAAACGTCCGGACACGCAACTGTGATTGTCCCCTCTTTGTCGGTAATTGCAATAATACCTTTTTCCTCGTTGCCTATTTTCATCCAGACGGCTGTTTTAGCGTCAGGAACTTCCGTGTTGCGTTCAACGCTATTGATAGTAAGTGTTGTTCCTGTTGCCGATACCGTATCAAATGACGGGGATTTTAAAGCCCCTCGCGCCGCTACTCGTGGCTCAGAATATGCATATTTTTTATCGTGCGTACTTTGCACCCTTGTCCACATAATCTGGTCTTCCGCTATGCCGTCGTCCGTGTTGAAATCTGCTGACACCGTATAATCATGGTACGCAACAGTTACTCCTGTGCTCCATGATGTGCCAGTATATCTCTCTCCGCTTTCCGGCGTGTCTATAGCGTATTGTAACTCCATGGAATCCACAGGGCGGTCCCGCGGCGATGCCTGCACCCAGTTTGCCCATACATAGCGGCTAGAGGATCCTATCTCTTTGCTTCCTGTACTCTGTATGTTTGGACGCCCTGGGATACTGTAATAATGGTACGCATAACTCCAACCGGAATCTCCGGCACACCCTCTCGATTTTGCCCTTACAATACGGCAAAATGTCTTGTTTTGTGTCGGGGAACCATCCTCTGTTATCGCCCATGTGCCAGACGCTCCCGTGTGGGACGAATTAGAAAAACGAGCGTTTGCAATGGCGCCCTTATAATTTATCATTAATGCGGTCTGTACCTGCGTCCTTGCAAAATGCCTTGCATCATTCGCCTCGTATGAGGTATTCCAAGTAAATGTACCTTTATTTGCGTCGGCATCATCAAGGGAATAAGAAACAGAAGGGGCATTTGGCGCATGAATAGCAAATGTTTTTGTGGAACGTGCGGCTGTATAGGTATGCTTTTTATCACTTTTTGTTTTGCCCTTTACCTTAAATTCTATCGCGTTTAATAATTTTGATGAGACAGGATAATAATTTTTTGCATTAAGTGCTACCGTTTTTTTGGTTGCTGATTTTCCCACATTTATTTTCTTCCACTTTGTCCAATCCCATTTAGAAGCACCGGCGTTTTTTGTATGTAGACGATACCATAGCCACTGTCCATCCTCATATTTTTTCGCCGGTATCTTCCAAGATATTGTAAATTTCAAACCGTCTCTCGATATAGACAGACCGCTAGGAGCAGCAGACTTTTTCTTTTTCTTTGCCATTATGCCATTTTCACCTGCCTTCTAAGTTCACTTGCCATTCTTCTTCCCCATTCTTCTGGGTTATCTGCACCGTTTACAGTTACGTTAATAGTTACATCGTTTTTCGTTCCCTGTGTTGCCTCTTTGATATCGTTCATCAGTCTGCTACGACCGTACAGCATCTCGTCTCCTGCTTCTCCTGCTCCAAACAAGGTGGCATCAGAAAATACATATGGGCTTTCCATGGCTTTTTTATACCAGCTAATGTGGAATGATGGCAGGGAACCCTTTCCCCCAATACCGAACGGAGCTTTTCCGCCGGAAACACTCAGGTGCGGTAGGTTTAGGTGTGGAAGAGACCAGCTAAACTTTAAGGCGCTCTTAAACCGTCCAGGGAAGCTTTTTACAAGGGATACTGCCTTAGTAAAGATACTTTTAACAGCCGATGGTATCTTAGTAAATGCTCCTTTTACAGCCGATAAAATACCATTTCCCTTAAATGCTCCCTTGAATCCGTTTACAGCATTTTTAGCGGCACCCTTTAAAAGAGAAGGGAGATTTTTGACCCCTTTTATTATGCCGGTAACAATGTTTTTACCAAGCGAAAACCAGTTAAACGCTGTAAATACGCTTACGATTGCTGTGATAATCTTCGGTAAATTAGCAATTAATAACGGAATCGCACGAACTAAGCCAATCGCTAAATTTGTTATGATTGTTACTCCTGTTGCAAGGATTTTTGGCGCATTATCGTTAATAATGCCAGCCAAATTCGTTATGATTGTAGGTACATATGCAATCAATACAGGAATAGAATTAATCAGCCCTTGAGCAATATTCTGGATAAGTGTCAGGCCTGCATTTATCAATTTGCCTGCGTTGCTCCTCAATGACTCTGTAAATTGTGTCAGCATCGGCAACGCCTGCCCCAAAAAGGTCGGGATGCCCTGAGTCATGCCGTTAGCGATAGTCGTCAGCAAATTAACTCCGACCGATGTAAATACATTTAGCCCCGTGGAAATCGTAGAGGCAAGATTATTTAACAGCTGGCCGACAGCAGTTGTAATACTGCCAGAATTTTGAGTAACGCTCGAAATTAAACCGTTTATGAGGTCGCCGCCGATTTTTGCCACCCCCGGCAACTGACCGCTAAAATTAATTGCATCTTGCGCCAGTTTGGAAAGGGCGCCACTTATGCCGCCGGATTCCATCGCCTCAGCTAATCCACTAACCTCGCTTGTTATACCTTTGATGGCACCACGGATAGTACCAGAAAAGGTATTGTAAAAAGCAAGTTGCAGGCCTTCTGTGGCGCTAGATAGCAAGGTTATGTCGCCCTGCAAATTATCTAACTGCGTAGCCGCCTGTTGTGCTGCGGAGCCGGAAGAATCCTGTATTCCTTTCCAAAATTTTTGCACAGTCGCATCACTCGATGCGGTCATTTTATTAAACGCCTGTAAGCCTTGCGTTGTAAAAATCGTTGCAAGAGCATTGTTTTTTTGTTCCGCTGTCATACCCTGCAAAGAGCCATTAAGCTCGTCTACGAGGTCGTTAAAATCTTTTGCCTCGCCGTTTGACTTATAGGCGGATACACCTAACTGATCTAAAGCTTTTGATGCATCATCAGTCGGAGTATATAAGTCCGCCATTGCCCTATTTAATGCCGTAGATGCCTCGGAGCCTGTCACGTTCTGCTCTGCCAAGCGAAGTAAGGAAAGCGTGACACTGTCCGCCGCTTGACCGTAGTTTTTCGCTGTGGCAGCAGAACCGGAAAAAGCCTCTCCAAGGCCTCTTACGTCCGTATTAGCAAGAGTAGCACCCTTTGCCATCAAATCGGCATAGTAAGATGCGTTACTCATCGAGTCACCAAAGCCTTTTACAGCTCCGGCAGTATATGATGCCGATTCTTCCAGACTCATAGCACCGGCAGAGGCAAGGTTAAGTACCGTTCCGATACCGCTAATCTGCTCATCCGCCGACAAGCCAGCCTGAGCAAGGATATTCATTCCTTCCGCCGCTTCCGTTGCGGTGTACTTTGTTGTGCGCCCCATTTCCTCAGCCTTGGCTTTGACGTTCCCTATTTTGTCTACGGTTGTTCCCATGGTAGCTGCTACCTGAGACATTGCAGTATCAAAATTCATTCCGGCATCTATTGATGTTTTTGTAAATGCAACGGCGGCAGCAGAGCCGGCCACCATAGCTGTTTTAGCTACTTTCCCGACCGCTTTAAATGCCCCGCCAATTTTTGATGTGGACGAGCTGGCGTTACCTTCTGCGTCTTTCAGCCCCTGCTTATATGCGGTGTCTTTGATTGCCAGAGTGACAAACAATTCCATCACATTCAATCACTCATCACCACCAATCCGGCTTTTTTAATGACGTCCGCGGCTATTTCTTCGCCAGTCTTTGTTACTGTTTGCTTTTTATCGCTATTAATTAAATCAAAAAATGATACATAGAGATATTTTCCACCGAACGCCTGCGAAATGCTTTCGGTTACATATTTCAGCCCATCGGCCATGTATCGTTTGTAAATTAATTCCTCTGTGTCGTCTAAAATCTTAGCCTTGACGTACAGCAAGAATCCCTTTACGCTTCTTCCTCTGTATTCTCCTGCGCATCGCCAGAGGGTTCTTCTGCTGCGCTTGTTGGCGCTGAGAAAAAAAGCTGACGTACCTCCGGCTCATTGATGAGGTCAACCATGCCTTTGATAACGTCCATTAATTTATGCTTTTTCTTGTATTCCTCAACACTCTGCAATTCAAACGCTGCTAAGATTCCAATTACATCATCTTTGTGTGTTTTTAACAGCCTAGGAGCTGTTTTAGCACCCCTAGCAAAGACTTTGATATATTTCTCCCCTTCCTGCGGTACAAGCTTCTGGCACAGGCTGAGCGCATCATCATCGTCTGCAATGTTACCGATATGTTCGAGGGAGTTCGCAATGGCTTCTAAACCCTGTTCTGCTGTTAATTCTGATAATTTCATGCTTTACCTCCTACGCCGCTTCGCCTGTTTTGATATAAACCTCGTAAGGTACTGTCTCTGCGTTCTTAATGCTGTAATGTCCTGTGTATTCGAAATCAAAATTTCCTTTGGATTTATCATCTGATTTAATCTTAAATCCGCCCGTTGAGAGTGCATTCATAATTTTGATTGCGATAAATCCGGCGGAATCCCCGGAATTTTCGTCCGAATAGTCGCCAATCCACCAAATATCCTTAAAATCTTCTGCCTTTAAATCTGCCCTTGGTGTTACTTTGTTTCCCGCTACGTCTGCCGCCGCCATAAAACTTTTAGCCTGTGCGGTATCCATTGTAACGGCTGTGCCTGATAATTTTACTTCGATAGATTCGATTTCCTTGAGTTCCATCGTGTTTTTAGGCACATTATCAATATCTTCCCCGAAATCCGTAAAGGATGGCTCTGCGCTAAAGCTACAACCGCCGCTGGTTGCCATGAGGATGTTAGTTGCTGTTATGGCGCCCGTTTCTGGCTCAAAAGCTGATACAATAATACCGGCGTTAATCTGTATTTTTTTAAAAAGGTCAGAAGGTACCTGTGTATACTTCATTTGCTCACCTCGTTAAATAGTTATAAATTGCATAGTTATTACTGTGTATCTGCGTACTATTGACGAGTCGGCTTCATCGACTAAAGGAGTCCAAGGCTGGTCTTGCGACAGAAAAATGATTCCATCATCGCACTTGACCGTGGTTCCTCCTTGCAACCTGTCGCTGATTTCTTTTGCCTTTTTGTTCGGAATTGCCTCTGATTCTGTGTGATACCAAACATTTACGGCGCTGGCGGCGGCTGTGCCAGTCCACCAGTTAGCTGTAATTGGTTCGTATGTGATAAAAGGAAATGTGGTATCTTTCGGCACCCTGTTAGACGGATGTGCAGTTATGCCGAAAGACGACCAAAATTGATACAGTGCCGCTGTTGGTGTCATGACGTTAACTCCCACTTTTCCGCCATGACCTGTGCTATATCCAAATTGGATGATGCAGGAGTTTCTTTTTCTCCCGCATTTGATGTAACTCTAAAAATTTTTCCGTCTTTTGTTTTTAATACATCATGATAGCCTAGCTTTACTGTTTTAGCTGTAGTGATTGTATATGTTGCTGTTACACCCTCTTTTTCCGCCACTCTGGCAGACATGGAGGTGTCGCGGACTATTGCCGCCTGTATTTTAGCGCCCTCGACCCACTCGGTGATAAATCCACCCTCGCCGTCAGAAGTACGCTTTTTATCCATGAGTATGCAATCCTGTAAAAATTCATTGATTAAACTCATGCCATTTTCCTCCATGGGTTCAGGCGTGCTCTAAAGGCATCCTGCCACGTGTAAGCCTCGCCTTTAGAATTTGTTGCCCTACTGTACGAATAGCCGCCAAATGACTCCGACTGATACGCCCCTAAATTGCCGTTTTTCGCCTGCCACTCGCTGATTTCGTCCACCAGTGATAAAAACGGTTTGGGGATAGCCAATGGAACCACTACACCGTCAAACGTCTCCTCCTGTAACGGGGCAGTATCGCCTTTGTGATACTGATAAACCCCGTCATTAAAGATAGAGCCGCTGATTAAATAGTATTGCCCATCCTGTAAAGGGAGACGAATCGCGGTATCAGAATAACGTAGGTCTTTGGTATCTGCTGTTGCATCTATATGCGTGTCAAAAATCCATTCCCCGATTGTTATTTTGCCTGTAATTGCCGCCCCTTTGACTGGGAAGAAATTGTGAATATGATTCATGATTTCGTAAAGCACTCAATCAGCCCCTTTTATTTTCCGTTCGAACTTGCTTCCGAAACGGCGCTTGATACTTCTGGGATGGTATCTGTAGTTCCGACAGTAACTACGCAAACACCGTCAAGGTATTCTGCCCACAACTTCATGCCCATAATGGCGTATGTTTCGCCTGTGGCATTTGTATAGTTGCCGCCTGCGTGGAATCCAATCAGGTTTGTTTCGCCGGATGTTGTGTAATCCAGACCAAGCTTTTTAAAATCGCTGTCGCCGGGATCAATATAATACAAGTCGATATTTTCTACAGGTGTTGCAATAACAGTTTTTGCCGGGATGTAGGCGTCAGGGAGGAGGAACAGTGTAGAGAAACCGAAGAAATCTTTAATATACTGCAAACCAAACATTGTCTGCACGGTAATCTCTTTATCACCTAACCAATCGTAAAAATCCATTACGTTTGCAAATCCTACGACTTCGGTTACATTTCTGTTCATCCCTGCGAATTTGTTAAGTACAGCACCTTTTGCGATTGCAAGTGCTTTCTGCCATTTTTTCTGCGTTCCCTTTAATGTTCCTGTTTTTAAAAACGTGTAGAAATCTTTCAAAACCTTGTTCTGCAGCTCAACCATAAAGGCATCATCTGTCTTTTCGATTGCAACGGTTGCGCCCCATTTTGCCACAGACTCAAGAGTTAAAGATTTAGCGTATTTTTCTACAACAATATCTTCTCTCTTGCTTTCCACAACTTTAAACTGTGTAAAAGGGATTGCCTCACCCTCACCTACGCTTGCGCCGCCCTGTAAAGCTTCATCTTTCATCTGCGCTTCGTAGGTTACTAAGCTGGTGCCCGGCTCTTTTCTGATAGGTTTAAAGATTCCCAAGATAGTTCTCAGCGCGTCCCAGTTTTTTTCAAATTGTGTTACAAAATCAATTTCTCTCGCTTTGAGAGCGCTATCTGTATTTAATACAGTGCTAGTGGTTACTCCTGCCATTGTCTACTCCTTTCAAAAACCAAAAAGTTCGTGATTTTCCGCAATCGCTTTCTGACGTTCGCCCGCATCTTTAATTTCCATGATTTCTTTCTTGGTCATTTTCCCTGGTTCTCCTCCCGGTGGGTTCGATACATTAGCGCCCTGAGTCGTTTCGGTTGTAATATAATCGGCATACGCTTCTTTGATGCCTTTTTCCACCTCTGCCGCATTCTCAAATTTGCCGTCAGTTCCGATTTTTAAATTATCAATAGTCTCTTTTGATGCTTTCAGGGCAAGGTTAATTACTTTACTGGACACGCCGGATTCCTCAAGCATCTTTTTGTATGCGGCTTCTTTCGCATTGTACGATGCTTTCTTGTCCTGTTCGGTTTTATAACCTTCAAAATCTGCGTGTTCTTTCTCGTACTTACCTTTCCAATCATCTTTTTCGTAGTCCTCCAATTTCTTCTGGAGGTCTGGGACTTTCTCTGCGTCCTCTTTATATTTAGTGATTTCGCCTTTTAAACCTGTAACAGTTGCAGAGTGCTCCTCGATAATCGCGGAAACCTGTTCATCTGTAAGTGTCATGCTCTTTAAAAAAGCTCTTGTTAATGCCATTTGATTACTCCTTTTCTTCGAGGGATTTCTTCCCCTAAATGACTTTATATGTAAATCGCAGTACTTCGCGATTACTTTTTAAATGTTTTTGCGGCTTTAAGGGATTTTGCTCCAAATTTGCCGTCAATTTTTAATTTACATTTCGATTGGAAAATACTAACCGCATCTTCCGTCTTTTCGCCGTATTTGCCGTCAGTATCTAATTTCGAGCCGATAGCCCAGTTTAAAAACTTCTGCAATTTTTCAATTTCCCGTCCTGCACTTTTTAGCACTGTAATGCCGTCTAAAAATGTGTAATAGCCTCTTGGCGGCAATTTAGGAAATTTTCCGGTGTATTTAACCTTTTTGGCTGTTTCTTCCTTCTGCGTCTCCGCTGGGAAGTCGTGATACAAAATATTTAAATCAAAATTTCCGCCGTTGCCGATTGAAACCCTGGTGGGAAATACGCCAGAGCTGGTATACTGCCATGCCATGAGATCAGGCACGCTTGTAGGCTTATAAGATTTGTTTGGTGTCGCTTTAAATGCCATGCGGTTATAGCCTTTGTAATAACGTGCAATCCACCAGTTTTTACACTTGACCTTGTTTTTATCAATATGCTCCGAAAAATACGACATCCCGGTGTAAACACCAAATTTATAGCCTCTTGACTCAACGACAGTCTGTGCCGCATTGATAATCTCGGCAATCTTTACTTTGCTTAGCCCTGCCTGCACTTTGTCTTCAATGTCAAACCAAACGCCGTATTTAAAATGCTTCTTACTAATCTTGTCGAGGATGTCGCATACAAGTTCCATGTCTGACTTAGCTTTTGCCACTGTAGTAGCGTATGTGTAGTTATACACGCCCCATGGGATACCTAATTTCTCACACTTTTTATAGTTCTCCTCAAATTTTTTATCTTTGCCTAAATCCTTGCGGATAATCTTAATGATCGCACCATCGCAACCGTATTTCTTTACTTTCTTCCAGTCAATCGTGCCGTTGTATGTAGATACATCAATAATTTTTCTCTGTGTCATTTTCTCACCCTTTCCATCTCAGCACATATAAGATTTTCTGGTTGCTGTTAATAATCCTATGTATCTTTTTGTATGTTCCACCTGCTTTTTTAGTATTTGTACTAGCCTTTCCAGCATCCCACCAGACCATTTTATTGCTCTCGTTTATTCCTGCAAAAATGTTAGTATGTAGGCGGTAAAAGCAAATGTCTCCCGGTTTTAATTTGTTTTTATAATCCCGGGGTAATTTATTTACTTTTATCAATCTATATCGTTTTGATATAGCTGCTTTTGTTCCTGTGCCCTTATAGACAACTGTTCCGTTCTTGTTGCAATAAAACAGTTGTCCCGGTTTAAGGATGCCTAGTTGCTGTAGGCAATAGCATACATACGATGCACAATTACTTACCTTTTTCTTCTTTGCGCCTGCCCAGCTATTCGCCACGTTTTGAGAGTATTTAAATTTTTTATCAACAAAATACTCCGCCGTTTCCTTTGCCTTGACGAGCAAAGACAATCTGTCCATTATTCCATCGCTCCTTTTAATTCATCTGCAATGATTGCTGTGTATTCTTTCGCGTAATTTGCCGCCGCCGGTTTTAAATACGGCTGCGCCCTCTGACCGTTTGTGATGTGCCATTGTCCCTTATCGTCCTGATAAGTCCACGGGGTCTTTCTTCCTCCCTTGTAATACACGCCAGTTCCCAGTTCCACATAGGCGGCGTATTCTTCGTTGCTGCCTATTGTTTCCGTGAGATTTTCCAAGTCGGTCCGATGCGTAATGCTGTTTCTTAATGCGCCCGTATCGACCGGGCAAAGGTCTTTTGCGTGCCCTTCTGCGGCGGCTCCTGCCTGTTCTAATGCCCTTGCAAGTGCCATGGTGGTTTTAAGTATTACTTCGTCCACGTGACTCACAACATCAATATCCGCCATTATATTCGCCCCCTTTGCGTTGCTAACCATTCGTAATAGGTCATGTCTTCTACAACTTCGTTTCTGCCTGTTTCCAAATTCTTAACGCGTATCATTCGTGGTTGTGCCAGTTCGGCGGGCAGCGCAGTTCGTTGCGTGCATCGACAGTTATAAACCTCCGCCGGGATTCCGCTTGGGTCTCCCGGATACATAAGACCGTTTGAGTAAGCCATGTTAAACGGTACTTCCTCGCCGTCTAACGCTCTGTGACTATCTCGTGTCCTCAAATCTTTTGTCGCTGTCCAATGCTTAACTACATCAATCCCCATCTGGTAGGCTTCCTCGTATGCCGCCTGCCTGCCTCCATTCTGCGCTCCTGTGAATGCTGTGCGGGCGTTTCTAATCGCGGCAGTATGGTTCATACCTGTAACGTCTCGGAATCGCCCTGCGAGCTTTTTTATGCTGTCGCCCTGTAAAATTCCTTGCAGTAGTGCATTTTGCAATTTCTTCTTGTTCCAGTGCACATCCTTGCTTTTTAGTACCCTGCGCGGTGGAAGAATCTTCTGCTTTTTGACCGTCAGCCGTTTAACTGTGTGTTCATCAACTAGGTTAAAAGCAATATCTCCAATCTCTTTTATCTGTTTATCAGGTACAAGGGATTTAATCATATATGCCTCAAAGTTATGATTAATGGCAATCACAAGAGGGGTCTTCTCATTGATGTATGCCGCGGCAATCTGGTTTGACTCTGTCAGCCGCCGCGCCATGTCTTCACGGAGTGCTTCCCACCTCTGCCCTCTGCCATACTGATTTATTAACCATGCTTCAAACTCTTTTTTGGTATACTTTCCTGCCTGGTATGCCGCATATTCTTTGACGTATCGGCGGGAGAATTGTTTAAAATAGTTTCTCGCTTTGCCGTTAAGCTCTTTTTCAGCCTGTTTATATACGTCTGCTAACCGCTTTTCTAACTTTTGTAGCTCCTGCTCTGTCCACTTGTCGGATGGATACATGGTTATTCATCCCCTTCTGGATTATCTTCCAGCGTATTTGGTTCAATCGGCTCCGTGTAGCGGTTATATGATTCTTCATCCAGCTTTTCCAAAATGTCTGGTACTTCTTCCGGTGCAACAAACGGTAATTTTTTCAGAATGGTTTCTTCATCCAGATAATTCGCCGCTTCAAGAATCATATCTGTACGCTCTTTCTCGTTACTGATTCTGTTCCGCTTAAATTGCGGTTCGTCATCAATCCCCGCAAGCTCCAGAATTTTCTCAATCGCATCGCCTACAAAGTACTCAAAATCATCTGCATTGTCATCTAACGGCTGATATGCGGCGTCGATATGGTCATTTGTTGCTCCGGCGGCTATGGCGTGTACATCCAACGCACCGAAGTCCTCATAAATCTCCGACCGCATCTGCGTGAGAAACTCTTTTCTGGCCGTATATGGCGGCTCTTGTGTGTATGCCTGTACCTGCCCTTCCTCAGCCTTTGCAATGTGCTGAAATTTAAGCCGGTCTCTAAACTCTGCCAGCTCGTCATCCGTCATGCCGTCGGCATTAGAAATTAGCCAGTACATCTGCGCACAGTCGTCTAGATCATTGGCAAAACCACTTTGTACCGCATCATAAGCATCAATCTTTGACTGCATTCCCCTCAGGGTGCTTATATGCCTTTTGTTGCCAAACATCGGCACAATAGGGAGACTGCTATAATTTTCTTCTCCGATAATTTCGGGTTCCAAATTGTTTGCAGTCTCAATTCTCTGTCTGTATGCCCGTTTGGGAGCGGTCTCTTTTAATTCTCCAAATTTACTCTCTGCACTGTAGGTTGTGTAGCCATCCACCTCGTACAGCACAACCTTAAACGGTTTCTGCTCGTCCAGTTGCCAGAATCTTATGCCCGCCATCAATGCCCCTGTGTCTTCATCCCACATCGGGGCGAACTGCGTAAAAGGAAATTCGTGCACGTGGTCCACATTCCAAAAAAGGAAAGATTGACCGTGAATTAATGCGTTGTAAGCCGCCTCTTTAATCCGTCTGTCGAATTGTTTGCCTAGTTTATCTTTGACACCCATGTCATTAAAAAAGACACCGTTTCCCAGGCTGTACGAACAGCGCTGTGTATTTAATTTGTGAAAGAAATTAGAGCATATCTGTGCGTTAGACGAAAAATTATCTATCTTTTTCTGGCCCAACAAAGTGTAATAGACGCGCTGGAACTGTAAAATAGTCTCATTTTCCTGTGCGTCATACTTGTCCGCTTTTAACGCCTCTTTGTATGCTCCCGTACTCTCGTGGAATTTTATAAACTGATTTATAAATTGCCCTTTGTCTTTTGCGGCAACAAAATCTTGATATGATAGATACATTGTTATCACCCTAGAATTGATTTGTATTGTCTTGTTCGGCTGCGCTTGACGAGTTTTTTTGTTTTTACAAGATACCTGATAGCGTCCATTGCGTGGTCTGACTGTTTTATAACTGCATCCCTGCCTTTGTCAGCCGCTGTTGGGTCCCATGCATAGATGCCAAACTCCTCGATCGTGTGCGTACAAGACGGGTCAAACGATAATTTGTCTTGTGTCAACATCGTCTCAACGTCTGCTATCCCATCGTTAACAGTGTTATCCGCCTTTTTGACCTTGTGCCCTCTACTGCGTAGCTCCACGATGAGAGCGGCGGCGGATGGGTCAACAATGACTAAATCATCTTTCTGCCCGTTTAGTGTGTCCTCTAGCCCTTTTACTAGCTCACTGACTGGCTTCATTCGGTTGTTTTCTCTGCCTGAATAGTAGTACTCTTTTATACAGTGCCAGTTGCCGGTATCCACTCTTTTCTGCCAGATTAAAAAGACGGTGGCGTTTTGCATACCAAAGTCGGAGCTAACAATTATCTCTCCGCTGGTCTTTGCTCTGCAGACGTGTCTTACTTCCGAAAACATATCGTACACAAGCCCTTCTGCTACTGCCCAGTTGCCTAGTATGTATCGTTGATACCTGTGTGTCCCGGAGTACTCTTTTATCAGTTCGTCTACTACCGCCGGGGGTAGGCAGCCATCATGTATGTTGTATGCCTGCTGGAATATATCTGCATCGGAATCCAGAAAGCCCTTAAACCAGTGCTTTGGTCCCGCCGGGTTGCAAGTGCCATCAAAATGACTGTGTGACGTCCTGAGACGGGATTTCAACATTTCGAAAACTTCTTGATTCCACGTTGTCACCTCGTCGCCATAAGCATACTCAATCGTTGCTCCCTGTATTCTTGCAACGTGCTTCTTGTTATCGGCACCTAGTGCATATACTTTTTTGCCAAATAGCTGTACTGTGTTGTCACTGCGTATTTCGCCAACTAGCTCCTCACCCCATATTTCTCGCATGGGGTCAAGTATGTTACGTTGTAGCGTGCCTCTGGTGTTACCTAGCATCACAGCAAGCCCTAATCCTTTTAGATGTGTCAGACGTTGAGGAATTACGATTGCGTAGTCTACAAACGATTTCCCAGAGCCTGTCGCCCCAGTCTTTACGTTCCAACGATGGTTACAACCTTGTAGATATTCTGCCTGTTTGCTAGTCAATGACACTATTGACACCCCCAAGGATTTCAATAGCTTTTGCCAGTGCTTTGTCGCTTGCACTCTCTGACTGTGGCTTATCTCGCCATTGTTCCGGCTTTCTGTTCTTTAGCCAAAATATCTGTGCTGTTGTATCCGGCGCAACGTGTTTTTTTGTTACTTTTCGCTCCGTCATTACTCCGCCTTCGTACTTTTCACTCGTCTCCTCGTAGCTGTACCCTAACGCCCGTTGTAACAGGCTTTTTTCCACCTGCCTGTCCACAACATCCTTTCCCTTTTTTAAGGTATCGGCTAAAATTGGAAATTTTTTCTTCCATGTATACAAGGTATCTGGGTTAATACCGATGTTTGCCGCAATCTCTTTGTCTGTGCATCCATCTCGTGCCCATCCCTCTAGTTTGAGCAACCCTTCTTGGGTCAGCCACTCCTGGTATTTACTTATCCCATTTGGGGTCACCTCCTAAATACAACCATAACCCCGTAATGAATTGTTTACGGGGTTATATGAAAGGAAAGAAAATATAAAAAAAATCGTTTACACCAGTTGCATAGCGCAACTAGATACAAGTATAAGGAATTGCACCTTAACAGCCGCCGGGGTAAGACTAATAAGCGGCTGGTCTCTAAACACTTGTAGACCCGCAACCTGTATGGAACGCAAGGCACCGTGGGATAGGTGTCTTGCGTACTCTCTTTTACGCGGGTGAGAGTTTACACTTTTACCACAAAAAGATAGAGGAGGTTATGTCTCACAAAAAGTTACCAGTACTCGTCCGTACAAATGTATTGTACGACATCTTTTAAGCCGTGTTAGACAAACATAAAAAAGAGAGGGAGATAATTCTCCCCCTCTAATATCCCGCATATTTCCCAGCCAAATTGGCGAAAGCACTAAGCCATCTGCGTATAGTCATTTCTGCATATCCGAGCTTATCCGCCGCCCCCGCTATCGTGTATCTATCTTCGAAATATACCAGCTGTACGGCTTTCATTCTGTCCTCACCGTTGTCCATCCCCTCTGTCTGCTTTATCGCCTTGTTAATAGCGTACATCCACAAGGCCGACTGAGCTGTGTTTTCTGCAATCAGTTTGTCTGGGTATTTTTTCACCTGCTTTACTGCGTGCCCGTACCAATCATGCTTAGGATTGCTCATCGTTCTATCTCCCCGTTTCTTCCAACTTTTTTAAACCTCACTCTTTGTAGCGCGTCAGGGTACTTTGTTGTATTGACTCCCGAAAAAAATTGTTTTAAATCTCTACTCCATGTAAGCTGGGAAGGTGTAAAGTCTTTGTATATCACTTCTATCTCAAGAGACTCGGAATTTACTACAACGTCCGTTACGATATATAATCCTCCTTTGAAGTGCCTGTATATACAACCAGTCATTTCTTCTTTCAAATATTGAGCGTCCTTCTGAATTTCCATTACGTCGGTAGAACGCCTTGTATCATATACAGCAGTTAACATCTTTCTTCCTCCTTTTAAATATACTCATTTCTTTTTTCCTTTCTTGTCTTCATGCTTCTATACGTTTTTTCGCTTTACAAATAAACTTGTTATTTCCTCCTGTTTAAAAATATGTGAGCGTATCCGTGGCGTTGTTTGCCATCAACTCGACTCGTTTTAAATATCTTAACTGATTCTGGATGTATGCATCGGAGTCTTTGCCTCCGGCCGCTCTCCAGTCAGCTATTCGCTTATCAACATCTTGCAGTACATTAATCGGAATCATATCAAGATTGATATCTTCGAGACTAAGCTGTTTCATCTTTTTGCTCCTTTCATATATGCTCATGCGCCGTTTTGCCTTTGCAATGTTCGTGATTTCGTGTATCCATCTCTTTCGCCTAATTTTTCTGCAATAGCTCTTATTACATTTACAGTTACGCCGTTTCCTGCTTGCTTATATAATTGACTATCAGAATTAACAAACTCTGCTTTTTCAAAATAGTCATCTGTCCAACCTTGCAGCCTAAAGCATTCTTTCGGTGTCAGCCTTCTAATAGCTATGTAGCATTGGTATTTTTCGTACCAGGTTGCATATACGGTCAGCTCTTCTGAAACTTGCACAAAAATCCCTTGATTGCAACTGGTATCTAATGTATTTGCAACATCACGTCCAACTCGCCCTCTTCTTGTTTTACTTCCTGGAACTGATAAATTCACGCTATCAATGCCTACTCTACACTCGGAATAGCCTTGCTTTGTTGCTTCGGCTACTTTTATGCCCTGCGAATCAATAACTCCAATCGGTTCAATCGCCACTCCGTCTTCCTTGAATCTCCGTCCATTCTGACGCTTTTCTGCTCGGTCAGGTGTTAAAACTGGAATTGCAATACCGCTATTTTGCGCTTTATACGTTCCATATCCTTTTTGATATCTTGCTTGCAAGCATCTGGCAACGCTAGTTGTTTCTGTTCCACTGTTGCACAAATCTATAAAACACGGCAATGCTACATGATGCCCTCGCCCACCACCTTGACCAGTATCAAGAGCTTCTGTAATTCCATCAGGTGCAAATACCTGCGTGTTTCTTCTGTATCCGTCTTTGTGACCAATTATTTGAATACTATTTTTTCCATCTGTTCCTTCGATAGGAAATATTTTTGAGGTACTTCTCCCTCTAAGATGTCCGATAATAAAACATCTTTCCCGGTTTTGTGGCACTCCGAAATCTTTAGAGTTGAGCACATGCCATTCTGCATCATACCCCCCCTGCTCCATTTCAATGAGCAGTCTGGCGAAATCCCATCCTCCATTAACACTAAGCAAATTCTTAACGTTCTCAACGAAAAGGTAAGTGGGTTTATTTTCTTCTTCGAGTTGTCCGATAAGATACATAACTCTGAAAAACAAGCTTGAACGGTTTCCTTGAAGCCCAAGTTGCTTTCCTGCAACTGAGATGTCTTGACATGGGAATCCAAAACACCAGCAATCTGCTCTTGGAATGTCTCCGGCATATACTCTTCTAATGTCATTTGCGTACCACTCTCCATTTCTGTATTCCTCCTTTAGTATTTCTTTTTGTCGCTGTTTCAACGGCAATTTACTCAAAAATTCTCTTTGTTCCTGAGTAAGCAGATGCATTGATGTGTAACTTGCGGTTGCAAATTTATCGAATTCGCAAAACCCGACACATTCATGCCCCGCTAATTCCATGCCTCTGCGGAACCCTCCGATTCCGGCAAAAAAATCAATAAACTTCATTTTCTCTCCTCTTAAATATGCTCATGTGGTTCGACCGGTTCCCAGTGTTTTTCAGCTTCCTGCTCAATCAATCGGTTATATCGCTCCACAAATTCGTCCTCGCTTATTTCACCCTGCATAAATTTTTCTGATATGCTCATGTAGGTGTCTGGTTTTGTTGCACTGCTGTCCATTTACACCTCCGATCGTGTATCAATTTCATTCCAATCGCTCCAATCAAATTTACAACCACATTCTCCGCAGTATTTATTCCTGCTTTCTGCATCTGACACCACCTGTGTTCCGCACAGAGGGCATTCCCAATTAATACCGACAATTAATACATCTAAAACAATCGGTTTTACTGGATTAAACTGCCTTTTTAGTAGTTCAATCACTTCCTCGCATTGTTCTTCGTTTTCGCAACTGATAGTGATATCGTTGCTATCATCATATTCGCTAAATGTTCCGTCTTCATTCTGAACAAGCATAATTCCTCCGGTTTCTAACATCTTTCACTCCCACTTCCTTATTCTTCCGCACGCTTTCGTCCACTCCCTCGCAAATCTCTTTTCCTCCAAGTCGTTTGGGAAAAACTTTGTTTTTTTGTTTTTGTTTCCTCTGTTTCTCAGTTCCCTTTCTATGGCTTCAATTTTCCCCCTCGATTTAGGTGTTTTGCGTAGTTCGGTCATTGCTTCCCTTAGCTCTTGTTCTGTGCATCCCACCAGAAATGCGGCTCGGTCAAGACTTGGTATTTCATATAGTTTTTTCGCTACTTTGTTTTGTATTTTATTAAAATCTTCATCTTTCAGCCCGTATGGCATTTTCTTTCCTTTCCCCTCCGGAATAAATCCGGAGGAATCAATGGCATATAGCTCCTCATGGAACCGTTAACGTATTTCTGTAATGTGTATCTATCCTTAACCCCGGAGGGTGTCCAGCTGTTTTATCCATTCAAGCGGCCCTTTGTTGAGCAGTAGGCAGTTTTCACCTGCATTTCCCATATCAAAAATACATCCCTCGCAATACTTGTGTTTATTGCAGTACTTTCTGATCGTTTTTGCCGCTTTTCTTGCTTTTGAGTCTCCTATTTTTCCCATTACGCCACCTCCCTGATCGTGATGCCATACCGTTCAAGCATTAGCTTTCTCTTGATAATATATTCCGGATTTTTTCTTGTGCGCGGGGATTTTACGTCCTCAACAACAATTTTCCCCTCCTTGTCTGTGTAGCGGAAATCTGCTGTATATGATACGGGGCGTTCTGTAGTGCCATCCTCTCGCTTCTGGCTGCCCACAAGGATGTATCTCGGCTGCCGCTCTAATCCTGTAATTTTCCCCGCTTGTTGCATCGCCGCCAGCTCTAAATAGCGATGCATTTCTCTTTTACTATCAAACTTCCCATCTTTCGTAAAAATCTTTTTATTTCTAAATTTATTCACAGGTAATTCCTCCCAAATGTTTTGATAAATTCTTCTCTCGTTCCGTTGTTCTCCTCCCAGTATTTCTGTGCCAGCTCCTTGAGATACCTGTCTAGTGGTCCGTTGGGATTACGATGCACTGCCTCGCCGCCGTTGGTATGATGATTTAAGCATAAATAAACTGTAAAACCATACTTTTCGGCTTGTTTTCTGTTGCTACTGCCATATAAGACATGATGCCTATGTAAATTTTGGGTTGTTTTGCAGAAGAAGCACTCTTTTTTTGTTTGTAGTACGCTATTCATTTCTCTTCTTCCTTTCTTGGCTTCCATTTTCCTAGTATTTGTTCCAGCTCTCTTGCTGTTAGCGTTTCAATTCCTAAGTCTTCCGCTTCCTGTATCGTGCCCTTGATTAGCTCACTCATTTCCCGGCTGTCGTAGGTGTGCGAACCTCGCATGAGTCTGTAAAATACTACCTCTTTGCCTTTTTCTAGCCGCCGTCCTATCGCAACCGTGTGAACGTCCTCTTTTTTGTACATGATATTGGTTGGGACATTGGTTTTTAAAACCGCTATGTCCCCTTTTATCAGCTCCGGCTGTCCGTATCTGCCTATCATCAAATTTTTGGCTTCCGCCTTGCTTGTGCCGACTTTTTCCGCTATTTTGGTGACTAAAACATGGAAATAGGCGTTTGCCGACAAGCTTCTTTTCTTGCGGAACGGTTTAATTATTACGGACAGTTTTTCCAACTTTTTCAGTTCGTCCACGCCCTTTATAAACCGCTCCGCCTCGTTGATTTCCAGGGTAACTGTTATCTTTTTGCTAAAATAATCCACCGCTAAGTTTTTTATTTTTCCAGTTAAATCCATGCTATTTCAGTCCTAATTCCTTCATGGCTTCAGCGTATTGTTGCTGTGTCGTCTGATACAGTGATTTTAAACCTCTTTGACTTGCCCATTCTTTGATCTGGGCTTCCGTCATTCCTTTTTTTTGCATCAGATCATAGAGCCGTTTTGCTTCTTTCTCTGTGATAACCTCGTTGCGTTTATATTCGTCTGTATCCGCATCTTTCGAGTCGTCCAGAAGAAACAAGCTGTTTAATGCGTATTTCCTCGCGTAGCTCGATGCTGACCCGGTAACTTGTGCCGCATCCATCTTTTTTTTGCTTTCCTCCTCCCTAGCGTATGCTGTAGTGCAAAAACTGCCATCGCTCTCTATGTCTTTTAAAATTGCTGTCGACTTTATGTAAAATCGGTTGCCCAGCATAATAACTTCGTCGTTTACGGTTAATATTAAACCTTCCCTGTCCAATAAAGGCTTTACTGCCTCGTAGATGTCCTCTAAGCTCCTGTAACTATAGCCGCCATACTCGCTGTATTTACTCTTGGGCACCTTTAATTCTGCTTGAATTTTTTGTAACTTTGTGTAAACATCTCCCATCTTTCTTACCTCACAATCACGCTCTTAGATGTCTCAATATGTGCCCCTGTGACCTCTTTCCCGGCTTTAATCGCCTTTTTAATCGCTGTCTTGTCCGCCTGCGGCTCTGGAATCCTGATGTATTCCTCTGTCAGGCTGCCTAAGTCGTCAATAGTCACAGACTCGCTGCTCTTGTAGAATACGCTTACTCTTGCCGTTTTAAGCTTTTCGCCGTCAAGAACACGGGACAGATAGTCTTTGCACCTCTGTGCGGCGTTCTCGCAACTTCTGCGGCGTTTCGCAAGCTTTTCTTCCTCCTCTTTGATTGCCTTTGCTTCTGCGGCATAATTTTTCACCGCCAGTGCGATTCCCTCCACTTTTTTGTCTCTCTCGATGTTGAGAGCCTCAAGTTTTTCGAGGTCAATAATTTCTCCTGTCTCCTCGTCTACGCAATCCATAATTGCACTGTCAATCTCGTACAACGTCATTCTTATTCCTCCCATATCACAAGCTGGTATTCGTCCGAGTCTATCCACTCTACTTCTCCGTCGCAAGTTGTAACGATATACCATATGCCTTGTTGTTCTATTTTTATCACGTCGTAAATTGTATCTTTGTGAGCGTTAAGATTTTCTTTCAAAAAAGGGGTTACGTTCATTCTTCTCCCTCCTCATATCCTTGCTCATACTCACCGTAACTCACTGCGCCGCGTTTGATTGCTTTGTGTGCTGTTCTGCGCTCATATTCCGCCTCAAGGTGCTGTGTTTTTAAGTACTCTCTAGCCGGGTCAAATCCTCGTTCCATTTCCTGTCCCCCATGCCTCTTTAATAGCCTTGCTCAGTTCGTTGTAGCCTCTGGCGTATGCCTCTATCTTTTTCATATCGTTGCTTCTTTCAACGCCCAGTCTAAACAACTCAAGCAGTCCCTGTGCCACCTCTTTGTCTTTGACAGCAATCGTGACTTCTGCAGGGATTATTCCTTTCCCCATCACTTCATCGTCGTATTCCTTCGCCTGGAACCATGTCGCATTAATCATTGCATCCATAACTTAGCCTCTCTTTCTTTCCTGCTATCCAATCCCCTAACGCTCCTTCACATTGTTCCGGGGTATAATTTTTATTATCCTGCTCTAACCGCCCAACTATTTCTCCTAGTGTGGGTAGTTCTGGTACTGTTTCTTTTCGCTCTATCGCTCCTGCCGCCCGTATCATCTCTTGGAGTTTAGGCGGGTACTTGTCTATCTCCTTTTGCGCTTCTAACGCCGCCCTGTAGCTTCTGAGGAAGTTTGACTGTATGACTGTATGAAAGTCCGCTGAATCTACTACCGCCCAGTCATGGAGCGTCTGTGGCGTTCCTACCGCCTTTTGCAACGTAGGGGGCAGTTTGTCAAACTCCTCTCTGTAGCCGTAAATCCCATTACTGCATGCCTTTGCCACTGTTGCCCATGCTTCCTGCTCGCTCAGGTAGCTGCTTTCTGCTTTGAGCTTGCTGGCACACTCCAAAATATCTGCTGGTGTTGGTGGAAACTTGCCGGTTGTCATGTACATCTGTGCCGCTACGCTTATTGTCTGGTAGTCGTTATTTTTACCTACCAGGCGGTACCACATGTCTAACGCCTGTTCGTTGGGAACAAATCCCGGAGCCGTGTAGACGGTCTTTAGTGCGGCTACAATTTTAGAAAACTCCGAAGTCGTCATACATTCCGCCTCCCTCCTGTTCTTTCTGTGCTGCCCAGTGCTGTATGTCTCCGTACAGTCGGTCGTTAATGTTCTTCGTGTTGTCGTTACCTGTCTTCAGCTCGAAAAGCCCTAGCCACTCTTTATCCAATGACTGGTCTATAATCTGTTTCATCAGTCCAACATCACCGCCAGATAATTCATGCAACTTTTTGAGTAATGCTTTCAAAGCTCTATCTGTTCGGACTGGTTTTCTAATCTTCTTACGCATGGAAAGAAATTCCAAGAACTTATTATTTAGTTCCTCGTCGTCAAAGTATCTCGCGGGCGCGCCTTTATCTTTAGTATTATTACTAGTATTAT